GCCAACTCCGCCGACATGGTGTTCGTCGACCCCCTGCTGTCTTTTGCCGGCATCGACGTCTCCGACCAGGAACAGGCCAGCCGCTTCCTCCGCCACGACCTCGCCCCGATCCTGCTCGAGACCGGGGCAGTCCTCGTCGCCATGCACCACACGGGCAAGCCCAAGTCCGCCGCCGACAAGGAAGGCCAGACCACCGCCGACCTCGCCTACGCCGGACTCGGCTCATCCGAGTTCACCAACTACTTCCGCGAAGTAGCCGTCCTGTTCCGCTGCCAGGGCGACCAGCCCGTCTACAAGTTCGGCCTGACCAAGCGCCGAGGCCGCGCAGGACTCCGCAACGCCCTCGGGGACTTCGCTGGGGAGGTCCTCATCCGTCACTCCCGCACCCCGGGCGCCATCCGTTGGGAGTACGCCGCCGAAGGAGAGGACCAGACCGCCAGACAGGATGGCCCTTCTAAGCCGTCCAGATACTCCGCCAAGGCCCGACAAGGGGCTGGTGAAGGGTAGGACAGCCACCACCACCTAACACCCCCTGTTTGCCCGTCCCAATGCAGTTCTTCCTACCTATACAAAACCCTAAGCAAAACCTTAAGCAAAACCATGGTATCTATCTACCCCCTTTAGGGGGTAAGATAAGATACGGGTGCATAGGGCTAACCCCGCCAGAGGCGGGTCGCCCAGCACCCCTCAAAGGCAAAAGACAGTCTCGCCCATGACTCCGAACCGACGACGCGCCCTGATCGCCTTCAAGGTCCGCATGGCGGAACGATGGCGCACAGACCCGCAGGCCATGCTATCCCGGTCAAAGGCCGGAGGCAAGGCCAAGGCCGCCAAGGCAAGACGCACCCGCGACGAGCTGCGCGACTGGCTCGCCACCCTCGGCACATGGCACGACAAGGACCAGATGCTCCAACGCATCCGGGAGCATGACCGCACACGCAAGCCGTCCGCATGGTTCCGGCTCATGGTATCCACGGGCATGATACGATTCGACCAGGAGCAGGGAAGATGGCTCAACCTGTGCCAACGCATCTGAGCCCCTTGCATCCATCTGATAACCAGAAAGGATGTTGACCTGTGGGACGCACCACGCCCGATCTGACCGCACCGCCGAAGGACGCACGCTCCTTCGACAAGTGGTTCTATGCGCTGCCACGCAAGCAGCAGGAGAAGCTGCGCGACAACGGCGTCCTGCCTTACCGCGAGATGCGCAAGGCGCCTGACCAGGTGTTCCCCGTGCTGGCCGACCACAAGGCCTGGGCCACGTTCGACGGCAAGGAGCGCACCGAGCAGGACTCATTCATCAGTCGAGACCACGTCGGCCGGATGCTCAAGGGATTCATCGACGCGCTGTCGATGACCGATGACATGCGCTTCCGCCGGCACGTCGAGCTCGTGCGCTGGGCTCTCGGCCTGCCAGGTGCGATGTCCTCGCGGCAGATCGGAAAACTCTACGGGCTGTCGCATGAGATGATTCGCATCAAGGCCAAGGCCATCAGGTCCGCAGTCGCGGTGGACGCCCTGGGCGGCTTCTGCGGCGAGGAACCTAAGGTCAAACCTTGCCAGTCCAACCATAAGTAGAACCTACTATTATGGCTAACAGAGTACCAGAGGACAAGCGCAGCAAGTGCCTGCAGTATTATCACGCCAACAAGGAACGTTTGAAGGTCGCTAATCGTGAACGTGCGATGCGATACTACTACGAGAACAAGGCCAAGAAGCTGGAGGCCAATGCTCAATACAGGAAGGATAATCCTGATAAATGGAAGGCCATTAAAAAACTCTCTAACAAGAAATACAATAAGCGCCGTTTCTTTTTTGTTAGAGCTGCTCACGCATGCGGAAGACTCAACGACTATTCCAACATTGATGAAGTGACTCTGGCTTTGTCACGCGCCTGGTATAACCAGCGAGGGCGATGCGCTTACACTGGTAAGAAACTCGATAGGACTGCTCAGGTTGATCACAAGATTCCTGCAAGCAGGGGAGGAACCAATGACTCATCTAATCTTCATTGGGTATGTGCTGAAGCAAACTTCGTTAAGCGTGACCGGACGCATGATGAGTTCATAAGCATCTGCTCTGACATCGCTGAGTACATACGCGATAACACGCCCAAGGGCCTACTACACCCCCTTACGAAATCTATTCGCAGGGGGGGGTGACGTTGCGTGGCGCAGCACCCCTCGTCTTTTTTACAAAATACCCCCACAAAACCACCGTATTGAGCAAGCCCCTGACCAACTTGGACCTCGCGACCGCGCTTGGCGTGACGCCGCAACGCGTCTCAATCCTCAAGCGCGACGGGATGCCGAGCGATTCCATCGAGGCCGCGTTGGCGTGGCGTGAAGCCCGGCGTGCTGCCCGGACGTCGAGCGCGCCGAAGGCGGCGGCCGCGTCGCTGGACGACGGCACGCTGGCCGGCACGATCGCGGAGCATCGGCGCTTGGTGGCCCAGGCGCAGGCGGTGTGGCGTGCGGCGATGGAGACCGGGGACACCAACCAGGGGAAGTACCAGACCGCATACAACCAGTCCCTGAAGACGTTGGTGAACCTCGAGGAGGAGCAGGAGCGCCGGGCGATTCTGGCGCGTGACTTCATCTCGGCTAAGGAGGCCGCGGAGGCGATGCGCCGATTGGCCGGGGACGTGGTGAACCGACTGGACAAGCTGGCCTTGGACGTGGCCGAGCAGGTCAACCCTGAGAACCCGGCGAAGGCGGTGAAGGCGCTTGAGGCGTGGGTGCGTCGGGTGAAGGCCGACCTGTCCGAGCATGAGGGCTGACGACCTTCTGCGGATCGGGCGGGACGTGCTGCGGCCTGCGGACGACGGCGACGTGGTGCGGTGGCTGGAGGCCAACGTTGCGGCCATCCCTGACTCACCGTTGCCTGGGCCGTTCCGGTCGGAGCGCACGCCGTGGATAGCGGAGTCCCTTCGCTTGGCTGCCGACCCCGAGACGAAACTGCTGACCATCCTTGCCAGCATCCAGTCGGGCAAGTCTCTGTTCGCCCGTCTGCTGACGTGCCACATCGTGGCGAACGCAAGCGGTCCGACGATGGTGCTCCAGGCGAACGACCCGGAGGCCAAGGACTTCGCGTTGCGGTATCTGCGCCCCCTGTGGCGTCATTGTGAGCCGGTGCAGTCGCGGCTGAAGGACGATGACCAGGACAGGTCGGTGACGGTGGACTTCGACCGCATGACGCTTTACTGCCGCGGGGCGTGGAATGAATCGAACCTTCAGCGCCTGTCGTTGCGCTACGTCATCGGCGACGAGTGCTGGCTGTGGCCGCAGGGTCACATGGCGGAAGCGAGCGCTCGCGTCACGGCGTTCGGCTGGATGGGGAAGCGGATCTTCATGTCCCAGGGCGGGCGTGCCGGGAGCGAGTGGGCGCAGCTGCACGACTCGACGGACTGCCGGGACTGGAACTTCAAGTGTCCGAAGTGCGGGCATCTCCAGCCGTGGCTATGGGAGCAGATACGCTTCCCCGAGGACGCCAAGAAGGGGCCCGACTGGGACCATGCGGCGGTGGCGGCCGGCACGACTTACGAGTGCGGCGGGTGCCTGGAGCGCCTGCCTGACACCAATGCGACGCGGCTGGAGGCCAACGCCGGCGGGACGTTCATCGCGACCAAGCCATCATCGAACGCCGGGCACATCGGCCTGCATTGGAACTCCCTTGCCACGATGAGCTGGGGCGAGCTTGGCGTGCTGATGCTCAAGGCCAAGGAAGCGGCGGAGGTGTTCGGCGACGAGAACCCCAGGATGATTTTCAAGATGAAGCGGCTGGCCCAGCATTGGAGCGAGGAGGGCGGCGAGATGGTGAGCAGCGCGGTGGCCGGGGACTATGCGATGGCTGACGACTGGGAGCATGAGGCGGTGATCACGCCGAAGGCCAAGGTGCATGAGCGCGAGGGAGCGCCGGCGGGGTCGTTGCCTTTCAGGACGGCCGGGGTGGACGTTCAGCGCGGCCACTTCTGGGTGACGGTACGGCGTTGGGCGAAGACCGGGCATAGTCGGCTCATGGCCTTCTCGCGGGTGGAGTCCTGGGGCAACGTCGAGGCGATGCTCAAGGCGGCGGGGGTGCATCCGGCGCTGGTGCTGGTGGACGCCGGCGACAATGCGTCCGAGGTCTACCGCGAGACGGCCAAGCGCGGATGGAAGTGCGCGAAAGGGTCGGGCAACGAGGACTTCACGGTGACGGACCGGGACGGCAAGACGTCCAAGCGCTTCTATTCCGAGAAGCAGCGGATCGTGGTCCCTGGTCTGCCGAGGAAGGCGGAGCTCATCGTCTGGTCGAACCTTGCAGGCAAGGACTTGCTTCACGGCCTGCGGTCGAAAAGGGTCTTCACATTTTCACGGGACGCGGCGCCTGAGTACGTCGAGCAACTGAACTCCGAAGTGCGGACGCGGGACGGACGGAGCGGGAAGCCGCATTGGATACTGCCGGCTGGGAAGAAGGACAACCACGCCCTGGACTGCGAGCTGCTGGCGTTGCTGGCGGCGGTCCGTTGGGGCATCGTGGGCCGGGAGGCCGCGGCGGAGGGCGACTTGACTGCGGCCGATACGCCCGCAGGATGATGGTCAGGGGCGGCACCTCTCAGTCGTTGTTGGCTGACCATAGGGCATGGGGAACGGGGGTGCCGCCTCTCCCTTGCCATTTCCCCAAGGTTTAAATGGCGTCAGGCATCTTCATAGGGCTTACCGAGTGCGAGCTTCTGGACATCAAGGCCAAGGCGTTGGCGCTGATCACGGAAGGCAAGACCCTGATGTCTTACAGCGACTCGGGCTCATCCGCGTCGAAGCAGTTCGCCATGCCGCCGAAGGAGATGCTTTCGGAGGCGATGTTCGCCCTGAGCCGTCTGGACCCTGCGACCTACGGGGCGCGTCGGACGGTCATCACGAACTCCTGGCAGAACCGTCAGGACTGATTTATGGCACGCCGCAAGACCACGCCCACGAAGAAGACTAAGGCCGACCGCAAGGACGCGCCGAAGCCGCAGGCCGGATACGGCGACTGGCAGTCGGTGGGCTCGACGCATCAGCGCCGCATCATCTTCGGCTCAGCGCCGCAGGACCTGCGCCGTGACCTGAAGCCCTACGACCGTCTGGCGATGGTGAAGAAGTGCCGCTGGGCGGAGCGCAACTCCGGCCTGTTCCGGCAGATCCTCGGGGACATGGTGCTCTACACGGTCGGCGACGGCATCCGTCCGCAGTCGCACGCGGAGGACGCGGAGAAGGCCAAGAGGTATGAGGAGTACTTCCACGAGAAGACCAAGCGTCTGGACGTCACCAATCGTTTTTCATTCTACCAATGCCAGTCGGTCCTGCTCCGGGCGATGGTCCGGGACGGCGACGCCTTCGCGGCCAAGGTGCGCAACGGTGCGGGTCAGGCCAAGGTGCAGCTCATCGAGGCGCACCGCGTGGCGGACGACCCCAACGTCGAGCCGCCCGAGGGCCAATGGGACGGCGTTGGCTTCGGCCCCTTCGGCGAGCTGCGCTACTTCAACGTGATTCGGTCCGACGGTTCCAGCCGGCAGATCCTTGCGAACGCCATGATGCACGTCGTGGACCACGAGTACGCCAGCGGCGCGCGCGGCGTCCCGATGATGCAGCACAGCATCAACTCCATCCAGGACGAGATGGAGAT